GTATCCCACGATGTCGAGCTGACTATTAGTATAGCTGACACCTACCGTCATTCCCGGTGTAAACACCGCTGCGTCTGTTAGGTTGCCTAGCCTGTCTTTAGCCGGGGTGACTACTTGGTTTACTTGGTTAGCTGATCGGTGGTTAAATACGCGATCTGCCCAGTTGTTTAGTTGATTCACGTTTGTTGTGTTGATTGCTATGTCAATAGCTGCTTCGCCGTATAGATCGATAGAGTCTTGATCCTTACGGACTACGTAAGTAAGTGGATCAGAAGTCAAAGAGACCGTTAGGGAGTTATAGACAGCGTCCGCGTCCGAAAAGACATTTATCTCGCTCATGCATAAGTGATAATCGTCTCCGTGATTGTTTCCAATTACGTAAGTGGTTGGAGTTGGAGTTTGAACTCCGGTGCGATGAATAACTACAAGTTCTTCTGTGTCTTGGTCTAGCCAAACTAAACCGTTTCCAACTGTAAGAGCGTCATTGACTATCGAGCTAACTAGAACGTTAGTTTCATTCACTACTGGCATTACACCGCCTACGTGATAAGAATCTGGCGACAATCCCAAACCGCTAAAGATACCGATAAGCTCCCATGTCTCGTCTACGTGGATGTGAGTTCCAAACGAAGTAGTATCCCAAACTGCAAAGCGAGAGTTTACCAAAGACTTGTAAGCGTCGAACGCTAGAATCTCAATAACGTTCGGGCCATCCGGGAAGTATGTTACATCGATTGTGTCTATGTATCCTTGAAAGATAACCCGGTCAATCTGATCGCTTTCGAGTCGAACTCGAATCTTAGTTGAAGCTCGGATGTTTTTGTTATTGGTTGGATCTAGATCGTAGCTTTGAAGAGTCAGTTCCGCTGTGGCCGGAGTTGGTTGGAAGTTAATTGAATCTTCTAGGGTTCCACCGATTGAGATGTTTGCTCGAGCTGTTGAACAAGTTACTTCTTCCCACTTTAGACCGGAGCTAGGAGCTAGAACGTCATCCCCGCCAAGTAATGAGACTCCAAGAACAAACTCACCGAATCCACCAAGAACGTCGGTGCTGTCTAATGTGCTGATTCCAAGAATGAAAGAGTTTCCATCCGAATCTGGAACTAGAAACTCGACCTTTAGATTGTCTTGAATTTGGAAGTTAGAGATCATTAGTCTTAGCGACCTCTAATTAGATTTGTTCCGCTTGCTCTGTTAGCCCTATTGAGTGCGTCCGCTATTTGTTGAGCCGTCGCGCCAGTAGTAACGTTTATGATGTTTGTGTTGTTCTGGCTAAAGGCGTCTCCAAAGAGTCCTCGGCCTTCTTCGTATCTAGTATCACCAGAATAAATTCTTGATTGTTGGGCTAATGCTTCACCTTGCATGAATCCACCAACGGCTGCTCCAGCTCCGGCTACTCCCAAAGTTCCAACAGTTCCAGCTCCAACCGCTGTGGTCACCCCGGCGATTGCAGATAGTCCTGCTGCTGCCTTGAATGTGTTTACTGCTGCCGTTGCAACGTTCCAAGCTGCGGTTACTGTTCCTATTGCTACAACCATTGGAACTAACCAGTCTTGGTTATCATCCACCCATGTAACTAAAGCAATTAAGTTTTCAATAATGTCTAGAATGCCATCTACTATTGCCTGAATCTTGGCTTCTCCTTCTGGAGTTTGTAGCCATTCAGAAAATTCGGTTAGAACTGGTAGCAAAGATAGACCTATCTCGGCAGAGATGTCTTGGAACTTTGCGTTTAGTCTGGCGGTTACAGCTGCGTAACTATCGGACTCTCTCGCTGCTTGCCCTTGGGCATCGGTTGTCTTGTCATAAAGCAAAGCTAAAGTTGCGTTGATTGAGGCTTCTTTTTCAGAAGCAAAGACTAAACCATTCTTAGCGTCTTCGAGCATTTGAGCGTCAATGTCTAATTGCTTTAGAGATACACCATAACGTTCAATAGGATCTCTTTCACCCCGGAGCAAAGAAGAGATTGCGTTTACGGCGTCAGAAGTTGGACCACCAAAGGTTGCAGCTAAGTCTCCTGCAAGTCTTACTAGGTCTTGAGTCTTTTCTGTTGTGTCTTCAATGCTAAGACCAGAACCTTTGAGCATGGCTCCTAGAAGTGAGGACTGTCTAGCTGCGTCTGCGCTACTTAGACCAATCTCATTCATGTCTTTAGCGAAGATTTTCATTTCTTCTGCGTTGCCCTTGAAGATGGAGTCAAGTGCGCCGAACTGTTGTTCTAGATCGCTTGCAGCTTCAACTGAATCTTTAGCGCCTTGAATCAAAGCCGAGAAACCTAATGTGATACCTAAAGCGCCCACAATTCTGGTTATGTTTGTAGCAAACCCTCCAACTTTGTCTTGGAGACCTTTTAGGCTATTCTCTGCTCCTTGTGTCGCGGAGGTTAGCTTCTTGAACTCACCAAGAATTTCTACGTTTAGAGCTAAGGTTCCTGCCATGTTAATCCTTTTTCAAAATCTTTATGAACGCTAAATACTCGATCATAGTTAGAGCCTTGTATTCGGAAGGACTCATGTTAAAAGTCCTGCAGAAATCCGCCATTCGTTTAGCGGATAGCTCCCTTATGCTTTTTTTTCTTCATCACCCTTGATCATGCCAAGAGCGTCTTTCAAGCTAATCTTCTTAGCGTCTTCCATCTTGTAATTCGGGTTATCCCTTTTGAGGACTACCCAAACGAAAGCGGATAAGGCTTTACCTTTAGGCTTACCTTCTTGGAACGCTTGCTCGATACTTGAGTTTGTCAAGTTCTCGATTAGTTCTACTTCTTCTAGAGTTAGACTCTCGAAATCAAAATTGTTCATCTGTGTTCTCCTATGGTTTAGTTCTTGAATACTTCTGGAATAGCTTCTCCATGCTATCAAAGAACAACTCATAAACCTGTGACCTTGTTCTTGTCAAAGCATTACTAAAGAACGGTCTAGGTCTAATGTTCTTAGGCTGCAGGTTTACCTTGTCGTAATTCCAACCGAAGTGAATCGGGTTAGCATAGGGAACTCTTGTATTGTTTCCTGCACTAACTACAACTTTTCTAGCTATCTTTTTAGCTTTTATAGTTGCCCGGAGTGCTCCAGTCCTGACCGGAACTAAGGATCGCGCCGTATTGGCTACGAGTTCTCCAGCTTCTTGAGACGCCTGTCCGATTTCAGCGGAAGGAACCCCAATAGCCCGAAGGGCTCGCACGGCCTCATTGAGACCAACGACCTTAATCCCGGACGAAGCCATGATTAGGCTGCTGTTACGATCTCTACTCCGAAGTACTTGTTGGTAGCTGGATCGTGAGGAGTGTTCTTGACTCTAAGGGTTACGGAGAACAAAGCTGTCTCGTTGCTGTTTAGGCTTAGAGGTGGAAGCTCGTTGAATACTGCAACACCTTCGTAGTGAGGAGTGTCTGCGGTTGGAGTCGCGTTGCCGTTAGGAGCAATTACGAATGCAACTTCGGTTCCATAGTTGTCCCATAGAACGCGGTAAAGACTTGTGTCTTCGCCAGATGTGATTCCGTCTAGTTGAAGTGCCCATTCTCCACCAACTCTTACCTCGCAAAAAGTTTGAACATCACCGGGCGCATCGCCTAGTGTTAGCTCAACCATGTTTGCGTCGCAAGCGTAGTCGGTTGCACCAATTTTGAAGATAATGTTTTGTGCTTTGATTCTTGTTGAAGCGGCCATTAGGCTACCTTTCTAAAGTGTGATGTCTAGCTGGACGAATAAATTCGTTGCTAAATACTCGGCGTTATTTGTTTGTAGATTGTAAGGCTGGTTTACCGAAGTTATCCGAACGTATTTCAATGGTTCGATTGCGTTTAGAACATCCTCGATGAGCTGGTCTAGGTTTTCCGTTGCCTTCTTGTTAGTTGCGGTAGAAGCTACCAAAACTACTTCGAGTCCTAAACTCCATTCGCCGAACTGTGCTGTTTGCAAGTAAGGTTGCGCGGAGTTGATGATGACTATTGGAGGAGTTATTCGTTCTGGAATGTATTCCAAAACATTCAACCCTGCGTCCGCTAGTTCGAGCTTGAACTCGACTTTAGACGCGTTGATCTCGCTCATACTGCATAGCCTACGTATCTTTGAAGCAACGGGTAAACCGCGTTCATTGGATCCTTGGCAACTCGGATGGGAGCACCATCGAAGCTTGCAAATTGAGCAACTCCATTAGGAGCGGAACGACGGTGGAAGAGCTCCGAGCTAGTTATTAGGACAGCCTGATCGTGCAACGATACCGGAACGGTA